GAAGAAAGCAGAAGTGCGTTAATAACCGCGCTAACAGATTTGGTTTATGATATGATTAATTGTATTATCAGATGTGTAATTGGAGGTATGAAATTAACAATAGCCTGTACCATAGGAGTAATCGCCCTATTGGTATATGGACCCCGTATTGTTAGTTATTGTACCCCCGCAATGAGTGATGCTTGGAATTTATTCCTACAGAGCACATTAGTCCGTAACTTGATGAATCTTATATCTTGGTTTCAACCACAAGTACCTGAAAAGGTACAAGTGGAAGCAACTAAATGGATAGAATCAATGGGGGAGGATTTACCACTCCCGGATCTCCGGCCTCAGGAGGTGGAAGGCGCAGCCCTCCCTCTATATGAAGCCGTTAGTCCAACCGCTCTCACACGTGAGCGGCGCGAAGCGTTTATAGTGACTTGTTCACAAATGGCGAAAAATCATTTTCCATTAAATAAACGATCTGAAGCTAACCGACAGGTTGTCAAGAAGTACATTTATGACATAATGAAGGAACGGGGAATGAGACCTCAACATATAAGATCGAGTTTGCCAATGGCGATCGCTCTCACGTTCACAAGGGATGAATATGATGTTGAAGTCGAACAGTTTGAGCAAACGGATGCATATCTAAAGAATAATGTGGAAACACAATATTATGCTCAAAGTGGATGGTGGCCATTTAGGAAGCGTGTGACCCGTAAGGGTTACACGCAGGCCTGAGGAGGCCCCTCGCGACTACCTGGGATGGTATGCGGAATAAGTTCCGCCCCCGACCATCCCGACTTGAAGGTAGTCAAGCGAAGGGGTATCCAATGTAGGGTAAGGAAAACATTTAGGGTTTCAGGCTTCTCACCTGATTCGACCTTTTCTACCTACAACAACACCATAGACGCAGCGGAGTGTGCGGTAAAGGAGAGAGTTTTGTTCGTGCCAAATGGCGACGGAACTTTCTCACAACCACCCCCACCGCTTCCAGGTCGGTACACATTAGGAATGACCGACGTGATGCGATTGTTTAAGAAACATGCTCAATATTCCACCCCGATGACGGCTCAAGCTTTTGCTGAGTCATACCAGGGTCGCAAGAAGATCATCTATCTAGAAGCAGTCAAGTCCCTCTCAATAAAACCATTAGATCTCAGAGTTGATGCAAACGTGAAAGCGTTTCTCAAATTTGAGAAATATAATTTTAAGGCTGGAAAGCGTGTGGTGCCTAGGATCATTTCACCTCGTGGTCCTAGGTTCACTTTGTCTATGGGTCGGTATATAAAGCCGATCGAGAAGAAAATTTATAAAATAGTTAATACCAAGCTCTTCAGTTCACCATCCATTCTGAAGGGCATGAACCAGGAACAGCGCGGAAAGGTAATTTCAGATAAGTGGAATGCTTTCCGCCGTCCCTGTGCAATTGGAATAGACGCCAAAAGATTTGACCAGCATGTCTCAAAAGATGCACTCAAATTTTGTCATAATGTCTATCAATTGTTCTATCCGGGATATAGAGAGCTACCGAAATTGCTACGAAAGCAACTTGTAAATAAGTGTTTTGTAAATATGGAGGATGGTGAACTTAAATATAAAACGGATGGTTCACGAATGTCTGGGGATCCAGATACATCATTAGGTAATTGTTTGATTTCTGCTTGTATCCTATACAACTTGATTAAGTTGTTGGGGTTAAAGGTGGAGATCATTAACGATGGTGATGATTGTGTGCTATTCATGGAAGAATCGGATGAGGCAGCTGTGCGAGCTGCTATCCCTGATTATTTTTTAGCACATGGGTTCAACATGGAGGTTGAAGAGACTGTATATGAGTTGGAACATGTAGTGTTCTGTCAATCTCAACCGGTCTTTGATGGAAATAAGTACATCATGGTTCGTGATCCAAGGGTTTCTCTTGGAAAGGACTGTGTGGCTCTTAAACCACTAGACAATGAGAAGATATCCAAGATGTGGATGTCGTCCATTGGGCAATGTGGTTTAGCTATAACTTCCGGACTTCCAATATTCACCAGTTTTTACACAGGTTTTGTGCGGGGATCAGAAGGAGCAAAGATGCTCAGAGACCCAGTCATGGACGATTGGTTTTATTACACGTCGAAAGGCATGAATAGGATCGAAACACGTGTAGAGGAGAGTGCCAGGTATTCATTTTGGTTAGCGTTTGGGATTCCACCTGATTCTCAGATAGCGATCGAAGAGGTTTATGATAACATCACACTATCACATTCACAATGTGAGGATGCTGTCAACTATTTAATGCTCCCCTTGTAGAGGTGGGGTTCTCGTTTGGTGCCGTAAGCACCCGCTGGGCCTGTGTTAAGGTCAATTGGGTTTATATCTGTAATGCTCCAAAACTATTACTTTAGTGCTAAACAAAATGCCAAGAGACTACACGGCAGCTCCTTACAGGTTAGATGTAGATGTATAGTCCCATTCCTTGTTAGTGGTATCCAATACATGACAAGAAAGAATAACAACTCAAAATCTGCAGTAGCGACTGCAAAGGTTAAAGCCCTTGAAGCACGCTTAGCGAAACTTTCAGTAAAGAAACCAAAATCAAAATCGACACCATTTGCTACCAGCGGTCAAATCGTTGGGAAGTCAGTTGGTTCCATGTTCGGCAGGGCTGGACTAGGAGAAGGAATTGGTAAATGGCTTGGTTCAGGGATCGGATCTATCTTTGGATCCGGTGATTACACCCAAGTGGGACCTAGTCCTGCCTACAATGTGTTAACAAATGCGAAGCAAATCCCTCAATTCACCACAAATGCCCAGACGAACATTGTTTGTCATCGTGAGTATCTCGGTGATATTAATGGAACAGCATCGTTTAACAATGTAGCTTATCCCCTAAATCCAGGTATGCCACAAACCTTCCCCTGGCTCTCCACTGTTGCTCAAAATTATCAAGAATATCGTATTCACGGTATTGTGTTTGAATTTAAATCACTCATCACTGATTTTGTAACAAGTGGGGCTCCTGGGGTAGTGGTAATGTCCACCAACTACAATGCTGATGTAGGAAACTACACCACTAAACAACAAATGGAAAACGCAGAATATGCAGTATCAACAAAGCCCACCACCGATATGATTCATGGCATTGAATGTGCACCTACTCAAACAATCACCCCTCAACGTTACATCCGTTCTGGCCCAGTGCCACTCGGACAAGACTTGAGATTGTATGATTTGGGAACATTTCAATTTGCTACCATGTCCAATCCTGTTCAGGATCTTGGTGAGCTTTGGGTATCTTACTGTATCGAATTTTATAAACCCATTTTACCTATTAACGTTGGTGGTAGTGTGTTATCTAGTCATATCACTAGAGGTCCATCAGTCAGTGGTACAAATCCGCTTGGATCTACTGCTATTACTACTTCTGGTTCGCTTGGTGCAACTGCTACTTCGACATCCATTTCTGTTCCAGGCGCTGTGTCTGGTCAGCAATATATGGTTGTTGCTAGTTATGCTGGTGCTACTCTCACAGCCTTCTCTGCTCCTGCATTAACCTTTTCTGGTTTCGCAATCAGACAGTATTGGGCTAATGACGGTGCCACCAATGGAAATGCACCTACTAATGCGATCAGTAGTAACAACTTCGTTGTTACCTTTATCGTGGTATGTACGTTAGCAAATTCCGGTACAGCTGTGATTAATTTCGGAACTGGTGGTACTATTGCTGGAAACTCTGTCGATATTTTTGTGACAGAGTTGGATAATACCATCATCTCGTAAGTTTCGTTACCTTACCGTCCGAAGACGTTAAACTACAACGCGGGGTTTGTTTACCTCGTTTGCGTCCCTCTCATGTTTACATGAACACACAACGACAGTGTGCGCGGAGGGGACAGAGTTAGTCGCTTAAGACTGTGTAATAGTATATGTAGTGAAAGTGGATGCAAGTTAAGACTGTAGCACACTCATAGAACAGGGCCAGGGTTTGCAACCTGGTGGTGTAATTCTATCATTGCGCAGTAAACCATCGAAATGATTTGAGGTGGTAAACGCCATATAAATTATATAATGTTACAGCAGGTATCAACTACCAACAGTTGGGTTCCATTCCAGAATGGTTGGTGGGTAGTCCCACCAAGGCACCGTGCAATCGGTAGAGGCAGTCGTCATCAAGTCGACAACGTGAATCCATAAAGTAAGCCCATGGATTCATTATTACGAGAAATCGCAGAACAAAC